TTTATTCACCCTTACTTTAACTCAATTAAAGGGTATAGTGAGTTACTCTAGATTTTAATTGGTTTGCAATTCCCCATCTTAAGTAGTAATTGTAAATACAAAAGGGTGTGTAGGCGCCAATACTCTTAATTAAATCTCACATTTGGTATATCAGAGCAAGATGCATTCCTACACTATCGAGTACGATAATACCAACTCTCGTATGGATACGCCCAATTTATATCGAGGGAAGACAGAGCACAATTTAATGTCGAGTGAAGACAGATTTAAATTACATATAATCAGAATAAACCAATTGTAAACAGAATTTTCTAGACTTGGTCAATGGTTTCCAATCGTATTCTTCATACATCTTACATAATTTTGGGAACCAATGATCCCAGACAGATTGTTCGTGTAAACATAATTCACGTAGACAAGCATCCGCATTATTCTTTGCTAAGTCAATACTCGGTTTTTGAGTTTTGCCCATAGATTTAGTCCACAGAGGTATTTCGAGCACAACATCAAGGTTTAATGGCGCAACATATACACCCAACAACGGTTCAAATCTAGTCGCACGTTTAAGAAAAGTGACTTTATCAAATGGTCTGGTACCAATAGTGAGACCATCTTTAGCGTCATTAGTGTATGTGTAACCTAATGCACTAAGATGAATACTACATGTTTGTTCATTGAGATTTGCAGACCAATCAGGTGATGTAGTGAATGAATTATCATCTCCTAGTACACGAAGGAACACATTACTCATAAACTCAGTTAACGCATACGGATTATAATTAGATTGTGCGTAAGCAACATATCTAATGTTCGCCTTATTAATTAAAGAATTAATAATACTCGTTAACGGGTCACCTGATGATAAGCCTGAATTCATAATATCGATAGAGTCACCTCTTATATGAAAAGTTCCAATATAGCTCCTAACGTATACACGACGTAGCCTATCCATTGACGTACCATCATCACAGAAAGCACACAACTTTTCAAGCAATAATGAAAGAATATCAATAGAGTGAGAAGCGTCAAATGCAGAGTAATCACCAGCAGAACTAACATCTTTACCTTGTGAATATGAAAGATGTTGTCTAGCAATATAATCCGCATCTGGACCAAGTAAATTATCACCTAACGCAATCTCATTATATAAATGGTTTTCCATTATCCACTCGGAAAAAGGTCCAAATAACATACGACAAGCTATGACTCTAATGAGCGTAGATGCAGATACCATACGACCTTTACCGTTTTGGACTTTCTCAATTGGTAAGCACTCATATTTTACGTTATCAGTGAATGGAGTTGGTGGTACTGCTCCGAGCGAAAGAGTTTCGAAGAAGTGATTTAAATCTTCCTCGATACTCTCTGAATATTCGCCTTTACGAAACTTTCCTCCAACATACGATCCTATAAGTTTGGACTTATGAAGACCCATTGCGGAGAAAGGATAACCTGGAGACGTTTGTAAATCTAAAGGTTTAAAACTAGATCCCTCAATACCGAATATTGCTTGATCCATATTATATGTTGTCTGAACAAAAGGTGTGATACTCTTGTTTTCTAAATCAGCAAACATAGCGTCCAAACAAGTAGCATAATGATTAAGAACCGATGGATCTATCTTGAAATCACGTGTATACTTTGCGCGAGCTTTATCATATACCTTAGGATCGTTACACTGAACAGGTGTAGTTGTGGGTTTCTTCATAGGGAACCTACTAGGTACCACAACAGAGTTACCCTTAACATATGTGTTAACAGTTGGTGTGACAATCCCAATAACTTCTTTAATTGGATCAGCAACATGTCGACCATGACATATATCAATCATGCGATCTAAATCACGCTTAGTGATAAGTGCGCCAAAACACGGGCCAAACCCATCAGAACCAGCAGTATGTATACCGATAATCTTTGAACCTGAACCCTGTGACGAGTCTGTAACACCAACATGACCACCACAATAACCAGCCCTAGTCATTGCAACATATGAAACACCAGCTTGCCTAGTTTCGTCAGTTTCTTCAGTTTCAACTATATAATGTGAAACACCAAAACCATTGTTATAGTACTGTACTGTACCCTTAACATTTAAGAAACCAGAAAACCGATGGCGCATATTAGAGAGGTAACCAGTGATAAACTGCTCGGATGCCCATTGGCTTCTAAGATCTTTACAATCAGGAGCACTTGGCAAATGAAACATTATTAGATCACGCTTAATATTCTTAGGTGACTTCATAATGACACTAAACGGAAATTCAATGACATGCCCTTTATTATTTGTCAATTTAACATTAACAGAATCAGGGTCTACGTCATTTTCAAGCGCTTTTGCCAAAATCATTTCAGCAGTATGACAATTCATAAGGAAGCACTTCTCAGCAATAGCCGTTGCAATGGACAAAGTAACATCTGAACCAACAGTTATAAGCCACTGTGAATTTGTAGATAGCGTCATGCATTGTTCAAGTGATGTATCAGCTTGATTAACTATAGATTCATCATTAAATATATCACGAGCACGTCTACGACTATCTCGTTGGAAGGTTTTCTTCTTGTTACCAACAGGATTATATTGCGCTTGATTAGGTTGAGTCACAATACACTTCTGTTTCTTAGACGATCCACCAAAGATATATGTTGTTAACTTTATAAGTAACATCAAGGGAATGGCGACTTTAGAAGCTTGTAGAAATAAACTAAACATTTCAGATAAGAATAGTTTAGTTTGTGACACAAACGTCTTAATATAATCATTGTATATAGTTATAATAGCACTCTTTATGGAAGACGAAATGGAAACAGTAGACCTATTTACTATGGGTAAATCATCTAATAGAAAGATAATTTCCAATGTTTGTTGGTCGTATGACTCTTCTAGTAACGCAATAGGTGTAACATTGTTACCCATCTTAATTTGTAAATCAGATTGTTTGCAAATATATTCCTTAACAGGATATGGGATATACTCAAAAGGAGTTCTAAACTTGACCATATATTTTAACGCAAT